CCTACATTGTTTGTGCGCGAGGTGCTTGGCGTAGAGCCTTTAGATTACCAGGCGGAGTTCTTGGAAGCTATTGCGTCTGGTGAGCGTAAGATTAGCATAAGGTCTGGGCATGGTACGGGTAAGAGTACTGCTGCATCTTGGGCTATGCTTTGGTATTTTTTGATGCATTACCCAAATAAGGTTGTTGTAACTGCGCCGACTTCTAGTCAGTTGTTTGATGCTTTATTTGCTGAAATGAAGCGGTGGATTAATGAGTTGCCCGAAGCGTTTCAAGCGTTATTGAATGTGAAGTCGGATCGTGTTGAGCATACTTCTGCGCCTAGTGAGATGTTTATTTCGGCGAGAACTAGTCGAGCGGAAACGCCAGAAGCTTTGGCTGGTGTGCATTCGGAACACGTTATGTTGGTTGTTGATGAGGCTAGTGGTGTGCCAGAGCAGGTATTTGAGGCGGCGGCAGGTTCTATGTCTGGTCATAATGCGACCACGATTATGTTGAGCAACCCTACTCGAAGTAGCGGCACGTTTTTTGAGAGCCAGAATAGGTTAGCTTCTAGTTGGTGGACAAGGCGTTGGTCTTGTGTGGATAGTCCTTTAGTTAGCGAGGAGTTCATTGATGAGATGAAGTTGCGCTATGGTGAGGAAAGCAATGCGTTTCGCATTCGTGTGTTGGGTGAGTTCCCTCTTGCAGATGATGATACGATTATTCCGTTTCACCTGGTAGAGAATGCATTGCATAGAGATGTTAAGATTGATGAGGAAACGACTAGTGTCTGGGGATTGGATGTGGCTAGGTTTGGTACGGACAAAACAGCGTTATGTAAGCGCCAAGGTCCGATTGTGACGGAAATGCGGTCGTGGAATGGGTTAGATTTGATGCAGACTGTTGGTCGAGTTGTGGCGGAATATGAGAGTTTGCCTCCTTCACGTCAACCTACACAGATCCTTGTGGACAGTATTGGTGTAGGTTCGGGTGTGGTCGATAGGTTAAAAGAGATTGGCTTGCCTGTTCGTGGTGTGAATGTGGCGGAAGCGCCGAGTATGGGTGATACTTACCTAAATTTACGGTCTGAGTTGTGGTTTAAAACGAAGGGTTGGCTTGAGGATCGAGCGTGTAAGTTGCCGAAAGACGATCAGTTGGTGGCTGAGTTGACAGGTATTCGGTATAGTTTTACGTCTAGTGGTAAGATGAAAGCTGAGAGTAAGGATGAGATGCGTAAGCGTGGATTAGCGTCACCTGATTTAGCTGATGCACTTTGTTTAACGATGGCGAGTGATGCGGCAACGGCTTTGTCTGGCGCATTTAGTAGTTGGAGAAATAATATAAAACGTAATTTGCGTGGGATTGCATAATGTGTTACGTTGCAAAAAAAGGAGATAGCTATGCCTCATGGAAAAGGTACTTACGGAAGTAAGAAGGGCAGACCACCTAAAAAGGGCGGTAAGAAAAAATAATGGCTAAGAAACCTGGGCTATACGCCAATATTGCAGCTAAACGCCGTAGAATTAAGGGTGGTAGTGGCGAAACAATGAGGAAACCTGGGTCTAAAGGTGCGCCCACGGCTAAAAACTTTAAACAAGCGGCAAAGACGGCAAAGCCTGTTAAGCGGAAGAAAAAGTAATGCCGTTTAAAAAATATAGTCCAAAGCAGAAAAAGCTTGCAGCCTTAGCCCCACCTCGTAAAAAGATTACAGGTGCAGATTTAAAAAAATTGAGCAGAAAAAAGAAGGGTAAGAAGTAATGGCTGAGATGACACACGCTGAAAAAATACAGCGGCATTTTGATATAATTGGTAAACCTAATCCGTTTAAAGCTGCGCACTCTGCCCAAGCTAGGGCGGGAGAGAGAAAAGGTGGCCTGGGATCAAACAAGGGAGCGGCTCGATACGAGAGTACATCTGCTGAAGATAGGGCAGCCGCTAATTCTGATGGTAAGTTTGGTTACTTTGATGAAGCTAACAAGCGTTACATTCCAGGTTTTATTGATGCTATGGATGGCGGTGGTCGTGATACTCGCGGTGACACTTTTAAGGGTGGCCCTTTAAGTGAGATATTAAACAACATTGGTATTAACCCATATGGCTCACAACGTGAGCGTGCTTTTGGTGGTCCAACAACTTCACCTATTCAACAAGCTGTTTCAGGTGAAATACCAAGGCCAAGGATTAGGCCAGAAGGTTTTGGTGAGCGTATTGCAAATCGGGATGCAATGGCGGCTCAAGAGGCAAGTTTTACACAACCTGCAAGTGCGTTAGACCCATTCGGCGGTCCAGGACCGAATATTACTGGTGTAGCTGCGGAGCGTGGTATGGGGCTTGAGCCGTTTGGTGGTGCAAGTATGAACATGGACTATATGGACCCACGTTCACAAGGTTATGATTCGGGTTACAGAAATCCGCCTGTTTCTACTTATGGTAATGACATTGATCCTACCCAGGATGGTCGTATCCAGGCACAACAAAACATAGATAATCGTGAGCGTATGCGTATAGCTATGAACAAAGTAAGCCAGGCAGAGTATGATGCTATGTCTCGCGGTCAAAGAGCGGATATGGGTTTGCCAGTTAGGGGTATAGATTTATTGTTTGCCGGGTCAGACGCTTTTAAACAACCCGTAATTCCCGGTCGAGTTGTTGACAATCCTAACATGATAGGAAACGGCGATCCCGATTTTGATGCATTTATGGATTTGGTTAGAAGAACCCCAGGTCAAGGAGCTTTATTAAATGATCCAGCCGCAGCTTACGAAATGTTTGAAAGAATGAAGGCCGCAGGGCAGTTGTAATAATGCCGCGAAAAGCTGAGAAAGCCATACGCAAAACGACCAAGGGTAAGGGTCGTAATTACCGCACTGCAAAAGAAGGTGCGGGTATGACGGCAAAGGGTGTAGCGGCGCATAGGCGTGCTAATCCTGGTTCAAAGCTTAAAACGGCGGTAACGAAAAAGAAAAACTTAACTGCAAAAGACAAGGCTCGTAAGAAGTCATTTTGCGCTAGGTCTAGAGGTTGGACAGGTGAACGTGGCAAAGCTGCTCGTAGAAGATGGAATTGTTAGATGGCTTTAAGTAATTACAACGATTTAAAAGCAAGCATAGCTGATTTTCTAAATAGAGATGATTTAACATCAGTTATTCCTGACTTTATTAGTCTTGCAGAAGCTCAACTAAATAGGGAAATAAGACACTGGCGTATGGAAGATAGAGTTATTGCAACGGTTGACTCCCAGTATACAGCTTTGCCAAACAATTTTCTTGAAGCGGTAAGAATGGTAAAGACTTCAGGAAACTTTCAAATATTAGAACTTGTTGGAGCTTTGGAAATATCAAAGTTAAGGCAGGGAAACAATGATAACGCTGGTGTTCCTAAAGTTTATACAATCCTAGATCAAGCTTTTGAGGTATTTCCAAAGCCTGATGGAGATACGGTTTTCGAACTTACCTACTACGAAGAGATACCAGACTTAGCTGTAAACAGTACAAACTGGTTAATGACTTATTATCCTTCCGCATATCTATATGGTTCTTTACTTCATTCTGCTCCATATCTATCTGAGGGTAATAGAATACCAGAATGGAGTGCATTGTATCAAAAGGCAATCAATGATATAAATGCGGAAAGTGAACGGGCAAAAACTGGCGGCTCTGGTCGCAGGATGAAAATAAGGAGCTACTAAATGGCAAGTTTTACTAAAGTAAATGACTTTGTAGTCAATCTGGCTAACACAATGGACCTAGATGGAGATACTTTAAAAGTGGCTCTTTCTAACACAGACCCTACGGCTGGAACAAACGCAGCGGCTGATGGAAATGGTATTTTAGGAAATATTACAGAGATTTCTTACACCAACCTATCGTCACGAACATTATCAAGTGTCACAAGCACACAAACTTCTGGTACTTATAAGCTATCAGCTAGTGACTTAGTTTTGACAGCATCAGGTGGTGCAGTGGCAGCTTTTAGATATGTGATTATCTATGATGACACAGTGACGTCACCAGCAGATCCATTGATAGGTTATTATGATTACGGATCATCACTTACGCTAAATGATGGTGATACTTTCACAGTAGATATTGGAACTAACGGTATCTTAACACTTACATAATAGGAGATCGTCATGGCGAAACTTTTTAACAGAGCCAAAATGACGACTAGCACTACTGGAACTGGTACGGTTACATTAGGTAGTGCTTCTGTAGGCTTTCAAAGCTTTGCAGACGCTGGGGTAAGTAACAGTGATGTTGTCCAATATGTAATTGAGGAAGGTGCTAATTTTGAGATAGGCACTGGAACGTATAGTAGTAGTGGAACGTCACTTACAAGAACGCCCAGCGAAAGTAGCAACAGCGATAATGCTATTTCTTTAACTGGTACTGCTACAGTATCAGTGACAGCCATCAATACTGACTTTAATGAATTGCAACACGCTGGCGTCACAAAAGTTGCTGCATCAGCGACAGGTGCGACAGTAACAGGTACTTTGGCGGCTACAGCTTTAACTGGTGACGGTTCTGCGCTGACAGGTATTGTTTCTATACCGTCAGGTTTAATTGCCATGTGGTCAGGAACAAATGCAAACATTCCGTCAGGTTGGCACTTATGCGATGGAAATAACAGTACCCCAGATTTAACAGAAAGATTTATTATAGGTCGGGAGGCTTCAACCAACACAAATAGCACTGGTGGATCGAACACTGTTACTTTGGCAGAAGGAAACTTGCCAAGTCACACGCATGACAGTGGCAACTTAGCGGCTGCGGCAGGAGGTGATCACTCTCATAGCTTCAGCGGAAATACTAGCAACACTGGCGCTCACTCTCATAGTGGAAGCACTTCTAATACTGGAAACCATAGTCATGGTGGAACACTTTGGACTAATAGTGTTGTCAACGTGCGTGGTAATGCACTTCCCTTAAACTTTTGGTATCCTAGCAGTGGTGCTAATTATAGACATAACACAAGCAACACTGGAGCGCACAGCCATAATTTTAACACAAGCAACACTGGAAACCACAGCCACAGTTTTAGTGGAAATACTGGCAACTCTGGAAATCATACGCATAGTATATCAGGTAATACTGGGGCAACTGGAAGCGGTTCGGCGTTAACAACGACACCAATATTTTTCACTTTGGCGTTCATTATGAAATCATAAAATGGCAAACAAAATTAAATTTCATGCGAAACAGGAAGTATTAGACGCTTATCCTCATCCTTTTCCATCAGCCAAAGCTTTGCCAGAATGGTTTAAGGCTTTACCACCCTCAACAAATCCACATCCTAGAAGCAGTTCTGTAAAGCGTTGTATTCCATTTTTAGAAGCTTGCAGCGAAGGATTTATTATTCCTTTTTATTGTGATGTTTGGGTCACAGCGCAGAATGGAAATATAGACTTTGAATTTTCAGAAAAACACTTATGCGATGGGATGTCACCTCACGCAATAGAACAAGTAGAAGGCCATCCTTTTGAAAGCTTGCCTTACGGCACAATACCGTTAAAATTTCATAATCCTTGGGTAATAGAAACTCCAAAAGGTTATAGTTGTTATTTTATGGCACCTTTAAATGGAATGGAAAAAAGGTTTAAACTTTTTGATGGTGTTGTTGATACTGACAGATATTATAATACGATTAATTTTCCGTTTATTTGGACAGGTGGTGACGGTGAGTTTTTTATTGAAAAAGGAACTCCACTTGTTCAAGTTATACCGTTTAAAAGAGATGTGTTCAAAAGAGAAGTTGGTTTAGTTGATGAAAAAAGACTGAACAGAGATAAATTTAAATTACTCACTTTTTTTAGAGATGCCTATAGGCGTCTTTTCTGGCACAAAATGGAGCAAAAAAATGAAAACACTTAACGTAAAATCAACAGGAAACGTAGAGATGGCTTTAAATTCAGACCATTTCTTAGTAGAGCAAACACATGAGGCACTTTCTGTTGAGCAGCAAAATTCACTGAATGAATTAGTCGCGTCTATACAATCAGAAGGTTTGCAAGAGTTACATATAGAGCAAACAGATTTTAATAGTTTTGTGCATAAAGTAAAAAGTGGCGAAGTTTTAGTAAGTGATAACGTAAATTCTTATCAGGTTTTTGAAGATTTAGAAAATTACATAACAGCATTTAAATCCTTTGAAGAAGGAGAGTAACGCATGACTATTGCATCTGGCCCGATAGGTAATGGCCCGATTGGATCTAGCGGTGGTGCTAACTATTCGATGTCAGTCACGCATGGCACGTTTACGCTGTCGATGGCTGGGGCTGGTAAACTCATCACAGATTTATTTCCAAGTGGTCAGTTTACGCTAAGTGGTCAACCACTCTTAAACCCTGTCGCATATAACTACGCAATTCAAAGCGGTTCTTTTGGTTTAACAGGTAACACTGTAATTGTGTCATTAGGTAAAGGTGTATTTTTAGAGCCAATTGGAACTTTTACGACAACAGGCCATGCTGTAAGTTTTCAGAAAAATTTAAGCCCAAATGCACAAGTGGGAACATTTACACTAACTGGTCAAGATCAAAGCTACGAAATACATATATCAATCACTCCACCAACAGCAACTTTTACGCTTTCTGGTAACGATGTTATATTTAATTTCCCAATCGAAGCAGAGGTTGGAGCTTTTGCTTTAACTGGCGTTGCCGCCACACTAAGACATGGCAGGGTTCTATCAGTCGCTGATGCGGCAGAATACACATATCAAGGAAAAGACGTTAAGTTTAGGGGATGGTTTAGCCCTACCCCTACACCAGCAATATGGACGGATGCCGCTTAACGTGGTACTGTTTTCTTAATAGGAGATTAAAATGGCTATTACTATAACAAAACCTACAGTCGGAGGTTCAGAAGGAACTTGGGGTTCTACCATTAATACTGGATTAACCGCTATTGAAAGCACTATGAACGGTTCGGGAACTGGCAAAGCTACGGTTGCTCCTGATCTTTCAACGCTTACAATTAACGGAGCAAATGTAACCTCTACAGCGGCTGAACTAAATTTATTAGATGGTTCAGTAGCAAACACAGTAGTTAATAGTAAGGGTGTTGTTTACGGTGCGGCTGGAGAGGTGCAAGCCGTAAAGGTTGATTTAGGAGATTGGACAATTACACAATCTGGATCAGATTTAAAATTTGCTTATCAAGGCACAGATAGACTTAAATTAAGTTCTACTGGCGCATTAACTGTAGAAAACGATGTAACTGCTTTCGGAAGTGCTTAATAATGACTTTACCAAGTAGCGGAACTCTAACCATAAACAACATAGTGGGCGAATTTGGTGGTTCTGCGCCGCATGGTTTAAGTGAATATTATAGAAATGGCGGTTTAGTTACTCCACAAAATACTACTGTTCCGACTTCTGGAACTATAAGTATTAGTGATTTTTATGGTACGGTTGCTCAAACGACAACCACCATAACATCTTCTGCAACAATAAACGGACAATCTAATAGAAAACAAATAACCGCTTCTAGTTTCGTAACTACTGGTAACATACTGAGAATACCGTCAGGTTTTTGGGTATGGTCAGATGATGTAACAGTGCCAGCTTTAATAATTGATATTCCTTGCGAAATCCAAAACGAAGGTAAGATTATTGGTAAGGGTGGTTACGGCTCATTTGGAACTACTACGCCACCGCAAGATGGCGGCCCTGCTATAAAAATTAACTCTGGGGTTAGTGGTGTTGTTATTACAAATGCATCTGGCGCATTTATAGCTGGAGGCGGCGGCGGCGGTGGCGGTTCGGGTACAAATGGAACAGTAAATAATGGATTTGGTGGAGGTGGTGCTGGTGGTGGCCCAGCGGAATTAGGAAATGCCAATCCACCCTCAAATGCGGCTCAAGGTGGTGTTCTCAACGCAAAAGGTGGTGACGCTGTAAGCGGTACTGGAGGTGGTGCTGGGGGTGGCGGGGGCAGTTTTGCAACTGGTGCAGGAGGGTTCGCTTCATCGGGCGGTGGCGGTGGCCGTATTCTTGGATCGGGCGCAACTGGCGGTACTACTGGTGGTGGTGCAAATGGTAGCGCTGGTGCAAGTTCTTCAAATATAAATTTAGGCGGTGGCGGCGGCGGCTGGGGTGCGGCTGGTGGTAACGGAACAGCAAATAACGGTGGTGCTGGTGGTAAGGCCATTGAAGATACTGGAAACACTTACACATTAAGTAATAGCGGAACGATTTATGGAGCGACAACGTAATGCCTCTAATACCATTAGATTTAAAAGCTGGTTTTTATCGTAACGGTACAGACTTAGATGCATCAAACCGCTGGCGCGATGGTTCTTTGGTTAGGTGGCGTGATGGTTCGTTGCGTCCGATTGGTGGTTGGCAGTCTATGAAAAGTGGGTTTTGCGCCAATCCAATAAGAGGCGCACACGCTTGGGAAGATAACGGTGGCACTGCTTATTTTGCGGCTGGTTCGTATAACGAATTAAAAGCAATGACAGGGGCTGGAACAGTTTACACCATTACACCGTCAACAATGTCGGCTGGTCGTGAAGATGCTGCTTTAAATTTAGGTTTTGGCGGTGGGTTTTACGGAACTGGTTACTTTGGAACACAAAGACCAGCGACAGGTACTTATTCTGAGGCAACTAGTTGGTCACTAGATAACTTTGGTCAGTATTTGCTTGGGGTTCATTTTGATACTGGAACTTTAGTAGAATGGCAACTTGGATCATCGGCTGTAGCAGTGCCAGTAGCTAACGCACCAATTAACAATCTTGGATTGGTTGTGACAGAGGAACGGTTTGTTTTTCTTTTAGGGGCTGGTGGAAATCCCCGTAGAGTGGCTTTCTCAGATAAAGAAAATAATACCGTTTGGACGCCAGCGGCAACGAATGAAGCTGGTGATATTGATTTACAGACTACTGGTCAAATTATGCAGGGATTAAAAACCAGAGGGCAAACATTAATTATAACAGATAGCGATGCTTTCGCTGCAAAATATATTGGGCCTCCGTATGTTTATGGTTTTGATCGTGTAGGAACTTCTTGCGGTGCTGTTTCGCGTATGTCGGCTGTAGATACTGACATGGGTGCATTTTGGATGGGGCAGAAGGGCTTTTTTACGTTCGATGGTAACTCCATAAAAGAATTGCCTTGTGAAGTGCATGACTATGTTTTTGACGATATTAACGTAAACCAGCAATCAAAAATCTGGGGATTTAGCAATGCAGAGTTTAGTGAGGTTTGGTGGTTTTACCCTTCTGCTGGAAGTTTAGAAATAGATAGGTATGTTGCGTTAGATTTATTAGAAAATCACTGGCTAATTGGTGACTTATCAAGAACAGGCGGTGTTCCTAGAGGTGTTTTTAGAACGCCATTAATGGGTGGTGAACGCGCCGAAACTATTACTTATGATGTTACTGTGGCTGATGATGGTGGCAACAAATATTTCTTGTCTGGTTATTCTGGCTCTGCGCCAACAATTAGTCTTAAAAAAGGCAATACTTATATATTTGACCAGTCAGATGCAACAAACTCAACGCATCCAATACAGTTTTCTACAACATCAGATGGAACGCATGGCAGTGGATCAGCTTATTCTTCGGGTGTCACAACAGTAGGAACGGCTGGCAGTGCTGGAAGTTATGTTCAGATAGTTGTCTCAGATAGTACACCATCAACGCTTTATTATTATTGCGTTAACCACTCAGGTATGGGTGGAACTGCAAATGTAATCGAACCAGTTGTAATTTATAACCATGAGCAAGGTTTGAACTACGACAGCGGTTCTGTATTTTGCGAAACTGGCCCTGTATCTATAGGTAACGGTGATAATATTATGTACGTTACATCAGTTATACCTGATGAGAAAACGCAAGGTGACGTAAACATGACTTTTAAAACAAGGTATCACCCTAACGATACAGAAACATCACATGGGCCATTTGCTCCTGCAAACCCTACAGACGCTAGGTTTAGTGGTAGACAAATACGAATGAGGGTGGACGGAACCAACGCAACAAATTGGCGTGTTGGTACTATGCGCTTAGAAACAAGGACTGGGGGTACTAGATAATATGCCAGTTACTCCACCAGTTATAGGTACAGACATTCGTCAATGGGGCAGGGAGCTTAATCTTTTTCTTAGCAGAAATTTAGGTAAGTTGTTCTTTAAGCAGTCTGATGATGTTCCAGCCGACAATGGTATTTTTCTATGGGATGAGCAAAACAACTATCCTGTCGTTTCAGCGCAGAACGCATTTAAGCAAGTTGCTATGAAGCAAACCACACCTAGTTCAAGTGTCGGCGCGGCTGGCGATGGGGCTGGCATGATAGCTTGGGATGCGTCTTATATTTATATTTGTACTGCTGCACATGATGGCAGTACAGCAATTTGGAAGAGGGTAGCATTGTCTACATATTAAATGCCTAAAGATACACAAGTAAATGAATTAGAAAGATGCCGCCCTTGGATAGAGGCGGCTTTAGAGTATTCTGGCGGTACGCATGAGTTTGAAGATGTGGCAAAAGGTATTGTTGAGGGTCGTATGCAGTTATGGCCTAGCCCCAGGGGGTGCATTGTTACAGAAATTGTGGTATATCCTAAAAAAAAGGTGCTAAATGTGTTTTTAGGCGGTGGTGAGCTAGATCAGTTGTTAGATATGCACAATGATGTTACAGATTGGGCAAAGAGCTATGGATGTGAGGCTTTGACGATTACAGGTCGTTTTGGATGGAAGAAACCTTTGAAGGCGCATGGTTGGAAACCATTGCACGCTTCATTTCAAAAGGAGATATAAGATGAGTGGTGGTAAAGGTGGAAGGTCTAATACCGAAACAACAATGCCAAAGTTTGCGGAAACTGCTTTGCAACAAGGTATTGGAATGGCAAGTGATGTTTCTGCGTTAGGGTATACTCCATATTATGGCCCAGATGTTGCGGCGTTTTCTCCACAACAACAAGCTGCATTTCAAGGTACAAACCAAATGGCAGATGCTTTTGGAATGCCAAGCGCAAGCGGTCAGCAATATATGCCGCAAGCCACTACAATGAACGGAATGACAGGATATTCATCTGGTGATGGTTTTGATGCGGCTGTTGGAGAGTTAGCAAATAGGCGACCTGGACAAGCAGAATATCTTGAAAGCTTTACTATAGACCCAATGACGGGTGAGCCTGGGTCCAGGGCCGGGGTAAATCAACCAGTGGCGTTAGAAATGTCTGGCGGAAGAAGGGGTAAGTAACATGGGTGCTTCAGCAAATCCAAATATGGTGGCAAATCCATACCAACGTGCTTCAATGGCAAATATGGGTGCAATGCAGACTTTTTCTAATCCAGGCGCAGCTGCGGCAGGTTTAATGAACCCATACGAAAACCAAGTTGTTCAAGCAACAATGAGGGATGTAGGTCAGCAAGCCCTTCAAGCTCAAAACACTTTAGGCGCACAAGCTCAAGCGGCAGGTGCTTTTGGCGGCTCGAGGCATGGGATTGCAGAAGCACAGATGGCTAAAAACTATACTCAACAAATGGCGGATCAATCTGCACGAATGAGACAACAGGGTTATGGCCAGGCTATGAACAATGCTTTTACGGCGGCACAAGGATTGCAAGGCGCAGGGCAACAGGCATTTGGTATGGGGCAAGCTGTAAATCAACAACAAATGCAACAGGGCGCAATGCAACAAGCGGCTATGCAGAGTTTAATTGATGCGGCTAAAAATCAGTTTCAAGGATACACCAAAGGGCCACAAGCAGGGCTTGCCGCAATGTTTGGTGGTGCAGGGCTAACTGAAGGTACAAAAGGTAGCTCATCAACATTTCAACCTGGGTTAATGGATTACTTAACAACTGCGGCTTCAACTTTTTATGGAATGGGCGGATAGATGGCAGAAAGAGATTTTCGTGATGTAGCAGGTCTTTTAGCGTCAGGTTTTAACCAAATGAGGCTAAGACCTGATACTGGTCTTGATGCAAGATTGCAGACAATAGGACAGCAACGTACTGCTAGTCGAGCGAAAAACAAAACTGTTGAATACTTGCGTGGGTTAGATAGCCCAATGGGAAATCAGCTTGCAGGCATGGTTGAAACTGGTGGCATAACTGGTCAACAGGCTTATGCCCAAATACTAGAATTGCAGAAAGAGCAAAGAGCAAGCACAAAAGACACTGCATTAATTAGAAACGCTATAGCGGCAGGGTTTACGCCTGGCACGCAAGAGTTTCAAAGATTTATAACTAGCGGCGGTGATATTTATAGCCAGGAGAGCGCTATTAGAGCGGGATTGCCTAAAGCTGACGATGGCATGACCTATGAATTTGATAGGAATGAAGCAGGCAATATAACAAACGTGAGAATGGTTCCTATAGAGGGCAGTGAGGCTTATAGGGAGCAACAAGACGCACAAAGGGCTATGAGTGAAAAAGGCGCACTAGAAACGCAGAAACGAACAGGAATAAGTAGAAGTGTCAATCAGATATTAACCGCTATAGAAGATGATACTTCTTTGCTTGGCACTACTGGCGTGTATGGTAAGTTTGCCGCAGATTATTTGCCATCCACACCAGCTAGAAACGTTAAAAACCTATTGAAATCTGTGCAGTCAAATGTTGCATTTAACAGACTGCAAGAAATGCGTGATGCAAGTAAAACTGGTGGTGCGCTAGGTAACGTAAGTAACGTAGAACTTAGCTTATTGATGGCCGCGCACGGTGCAATACAACAAGATTTAAGTAAAGAATTATTGGTAGAAAACCTAAAAGAAATTGACAAAATTATGGGTATGGTTGAGGCCGATCCTATTGCGATGGCATATTATGCCGAAGGAAAAGATTTAAGAGGAACGGACTTAGACAGGCAAGTTAAAGCTAAAAAGGGGCAAGGTAGTGGCGGTGGTGGTGCTTCATCATCAACGGCAACGCACAGATTTAACCCCGAAACTGGTAAGGTAGAGGCTATACGATAATGGCTATTGTGGTAGACG